TACCAAAAAGCTAAATTGAATGAAACATTGTCCTTTACTGACGATTTCTAATTTATTATTTTTATAGAACTATGATGTCACTTAAAATTAAAAAGAGAGGTGGAGATGATGCGTCATTTAATCCACAGAAAATTTATAACCGTATTAAAAGAGCTTCAAAGGGGTTGAGTGTCAACTCCGATGAAATCTTTATTAAGGTTATCACTTCAGTACCAACTGAAGGTATTATTACAACAAAAGAATTAGATAAGTTAATCTATGAAATTGCCGCAGCGTTTACAGGTAGTCATCACGATTACTCAAGATTAGCTTCGTCAGTTGCTATTTCATCTTATCATAAAGAAACTAATCCAAGTTTTTGTCAGACAATTAGAGAGTTATATTCTGATGGGATTATCAACGATGGTTTGATTGAAATAATTGAAAAATACGGAGAGGAAAAAATTGATAATGTTATTAATCACGACAATGATTACAACTTTGATTATTTTGCTTGGAGGTCACTTTCTGAAATGTATCTTTTGAAACTATCTGATGGTAAGGTAGTTGAACGTCCACAACACATGTATATGAGAGTTGCTCTTTGGGTTACTAATACATTTGAAGAGGCTGTTGAATATTACCAAGCGTTATCTAACCAAAGAATTTCACCGGCAACACCAATTATGATTAACGCTGGTACTAAGACACCACAATTGGCGTCTTGTGTTCTTCATTATAATGATTCAGATTCTCGTGAAGGATTGTTAGGTACTATGAGAGATATCTCAACGTACTCATCGGACGCTGCAGGTATCGGACTATCAATGTCTAATATTCGTAGTAAGGAGAGTCGTATTTCATCTTCAGGTGGATATGCTGGTGGATTGTTAAAGTATCTTAAAATTGTTAACGAATCACTTCGTTTCTTTAACCAACAAGGACGTAGACCTGGTTCTGCGGCAATTTATTTAGAACCTTGGCATAAAGATATCTTTGACTTATTAGATATTAAAAAGAACACAGGTGCTGAGGAATTAAGAGCCCGTGATTTGTTTACCTCACTATGGATTCCTGATAATTTTATGAATGCGGTTAAAAATAACGACGATTGGTATTTGTTCTGCCCTAACGATATTATTAAAGCGGGTATCAAACCATTACAAGAATCTTATGGTGATGAGTACGAATCTAATTACAACAAAGCGGTTGAGTTAGGTCTTGGTAAGAAAGTTAAGGCTCAAGAAATTTGGAATAAGATTATTGAATCACAAGTTGAAACAGGTGTTCCGTATCTATGTTCTAAAGATAGCGCTAACAGAAAAACAAACCATCAGAACATTGGTGTTATCAAACAATCAAACCTTTGTAATGAGATTTATCAATACACTGACGAGAAAACAACGGCAATCTGTACTCTTTCATCTATGGTTTTGAAAAACTATGTAAAAGATGGTGAGTTTGATTTCCAAGGATTATATGACGAAACACGTAAGGTTGTTAGAGCGTTGAACAAAGTTGTTAACATTAACAATTACTCAACCGAAAAGGGCCGTAAGGGTGGATTGGAACAAAGAGCAATTGCTATTGGAACACAAGGACTTGCTGACGTATTCTATTTGATGGATTATATCTTCACATCTGAAGAAGCTCGTAAATTGAATAAAGAGATTTTTGAAACAATCTATTTCGCAGCAATCACTGAAAGTAACCGATTGTGTATGGATGGTAAATATGAACCATATGCTTACTTTAAAGGGTCACCAATGTCACAAGGAGTATTCCAATTTGATATGTGGGGGTTAAACGAAGATGAATTATCAGGAAGATGGCCATGGTCAACTCTAAAAGAAAATGTTAGTAAGTATGGAGTTTGTAACTCATTATTTACTGCTCAAATGCCTGTGGCATCGTCGGCAAAGATTACAGGTTCATACGAAATGACAGAACCCGCTCACTCAGCAATCTTTAACCGACGTGTGGTTGGTGGTGAGATTATGATTGTTAACAAGTATTTGATTAGTGATTTTGAAAAGATTGGAATTTGGTCTGAGGATTTAAAGAATGAAATTATTATGAACGAAGGTTCAATTCAAAACATTAACTTCAATAATTATCTTGACCAAGAAGATAAGAGATACAACTTCAAAGTTAAAAGAACTGAACACTTAATTAAGAAATACAAAACAATTTGGGAGATTTCACAAAGAGAATTGATTGAGATGGCTGCGGATAGAGCACCATTTATTGACCAATCACAATCAATGAATATCTACATGTCAAATCCAACATTGTCAAAGATTTCATCATCACATTTTTACGGATGGGAAAAGGGATTGAAAACACTTTGTTACTACGTTAGAACAAGAGCAATCTCAACGGGAGCTAAACATTTGGCTATGGACGTATCAAAAATTAACAAACCAAAACCAACTCCTGAACCACCAAAGGTAGATTACAGTTATATGAACCTACCACCAAAACCTGAAAATAGTGAATTTGATTGTTTCGGTTGTTCATCTTAATTATTTAAAAAATTTATAAATTATGTCATATTTAAACACGCCAATACCTATTGTTGAAGCGTACATTAGAGGTAACTTTTTAAGAAATCAAGAAGATTCACATGATAAAAAATTTCCATGTTATATTTTCGGAATGTGTTCAATACCATCACAAGCTCCATTGTTTCATTTTATAATGGAAGATGGGGGTTTGTGGTGGAGAATGCCTATACATGCTTTTTGTTGGAAAGAAGATGCACCAGAACAAGAATTAGATGAGTTAGTTCTTTGGGATTCTTTTTCATATCATGTTGGAGTTACTTCGTATCCTATTTTAAAAAACAAAGTTGTTAAATTCTTATCAAGGAGAAGAGAAAAATACCAAGGTCGTTATTTGTTCACATTAGACTGGGGTAGTTCGTCAGATTCTTCAGATACTGATTTTCTTCTTAGTGAGTTTCCATCACAACATAAATGTGGTCATTTTATTGCAATGGATAATGGTAATTTTGCAATTCAGCCTAACAATAGATTAACGGTACATGACCCATCATTTACAATCAAAGAAGATTTAGTCATTCATAGAAAATACAATACTACATTATGGACCGCAGAAAGGAACTCAAGATGGGTTACTCCTGATACTGACTTAATGAATTATGACCATACTGACCTTGAAAAAGGTGAGACAAATGAAGAGATGTCAAAGGCTTATAAACAGTTTGAGTAATGAAAATATTTTACAATCATGATAATGGTTTTAATTATGATGGTAGAATTTTCTGTGAAGTAAGTTGTTTACCTGAAAAAGAAAGTGATGATGAACTTTTAAATGAAGGGTGGTTACCTTCAATGGAAGATAAAGATATATGGTACCAGTCAAGAAGTTGTAGGTTGAATATGGATGACTTTTATATGTCACCCAAAAGAAAAAACATAATTAATAAATTAAAAATAACGAATATTGATTATGAAAATAATAATTTAACTGATAATTTTTTTAAAAATTATTACACAGAAAAAGGTTTTGATATTTTTGATTTATATACCAATTGTTCTATTTTTTTTAAAATATCTTTAATACAGGTTGAATATCAAAATGAAATTGTCGGTTATGCTAGGTTTACCGAAAGAGATGAGTCTAACTTATTTTTAAATTTATCCTATTCCAAAAAATACCCAAAATTATCTTTAGGAACTAATTTATTTTTTATTCTTTCAGAATATACAAAAACACAAAATAAAAAATACTTATATATATACGAATCATACAAAGATGTATATGAATATAAAGAAAGTTTCACAAATGTAGAAATTTGGAATGGAACTAAATGGATGAAAAAAAATGAAAAACGCTAATTTTAAAAATATTGATAAAACAATTGAAACACTTAAAAAGTTTGATAAAGTATTGTTTTTAACTTGTTCTAATAGATATCAAAAAATTTTAGAAAAACAAACCCCCAAATCAACAATATTAGCGGAAGTTATGGCTGAAAAATTAGATAATGTAACTTTAATTAATGTTCCTGATTTAATTATTCATCCGTGTGAAGGTAATGTCTCAAGAGAGGACGGTAATAAGTGTGGATTAAAAGAAGCGTTACTAAAAGATAAAGAAAAAAATCCATCAGGGTATCATAGATGTTGGGCATCAATTCATAATGAGGATGATGAACTGTGGAAAATATCAAAAGAATTATTTGAGTCTGATTGTGTAATTTTTTTCACATCAATAAGATGGGGTAGTGCAAATATGTTTTATCAAAAATTAATTGAAAGACTTAATTGGATTAATAATAGATTTGTTCCTGGTAATGAATCAAATATAATAAAAGACGTTACTTCAGGTTTTATATGTGTTGGACAACATGAATATGCCGATAGAGAAATTAAAATACAAAAAGACATTCACGATTACTATGGATTTAAAACAAATAATAATCTTTATTGGTATTGGATGGCTGAAAATGTTGAGTATGATGATGAGACTTATAAAGGTTATTTAGAAAGTTATCCAAAGTTTTTTAAAGAATTTAAGATTAAAAAAATTCAATAATTTAATTTTTAGTAATTTCAAAAAAATCCGATGTGTTATCCCGAGCTAGGTCGGGATTTTTACTTTCATAGTATTTATAAAATATGGCTCAAGGTAAAACATACGGTATAACATTTCCATTCAGAGATTCTTTTGACGGTAAATATTTAGATTTAACCGACTTTAGTGAAGATGAAATTAAAACCGACTTAATTCATTTGTTATTAACGAGAAAAGGAAGTAGATATTTTCTACCAAATTTCGGAACTCGATTATATGAATATATTTTTGAACCACTTGATGGCCCAACATTTAACGAGATTGAAACGGAAATAAAGGATGCGGTAACTACGTATATTCCTAATCTTCAAATCACATCAGTTAAAGTTGAACCAATTATATCACCTGATGGACAATCAGATTTAACAACTACTTTTCCTGAAACGGGAGAATTAACTTTACCTGATTTGGCAATAAACGAACACACTGCAAAGGTGACAATAAATTATAATATTACTAGTGGAGTATTTAATACTTCAGACTTTATAATTATTAATATATAAAATGGCACAACAAATATCATATACGACAAGGGATTTCCAAGCAATAAGATTAGAATTAATAAATTATGTTCAAACTTATTATCCTGATTTAATTCAAAATGTTAACGACGCTTCGATTTTTTCAGTGTTTTTAGATTTAAACGCAGCGGTTACAGATAATTTAAATTTTAATATTGACAGAGCGTTACAGGAAACTGTTCTACAATATGCTCAAAAAGATATATCTGTTTATAACATAGCAAGAACATACGGTTTAAAAATACCTGGATTAAGACCTTCTATTGCTCTTTGTGATTTCTCTATTACAGTTCCTGTAGATGGTGATTCTGAAAATTTACAATATTGTGGTGTTTTACGTAGAGGTAGTCAAGCGTTGGGTGCCGGTCAGACGTTTGAAACTTTATATGATATTGATTTTGCTTCTGAATACAATTCAGAAGGTTTTCCAAATAGGTTAAAGATTCCAAATTTTAATGCAAATGGAACATTAGTAAATTATACTATTTTAAAAAGAGAACCTGTTGTAAATGGTGTAACAAGAGTATTTAAAAAAGTTATATCACAAACAGATTCAAGACCATTTTTAGAAGTATTTTTACCTGAACAAAATGTTTTAGGTGTTACAAGTGTTCTTTTAAAGAATGGAAACAATTTTACAAATATTCCATCAGCTCAAGAATTTTTATCAACTGTTGACAGATGGTATGAAGTTCAGGCTTTGGCTGAAGACAGAATTTTTATTCCTGACACTACTAAAACATCTGACAATCCTGGTATTAAAGTTGGAAAATATTTACAAACAAATCAAAGATTTATTACTGAATATACACCACAGGGTTATCTTAAATTAACTTTTGGTGGAGGTAATCAATCTACAGATGAATTATTAAGACAATACGCTTTAAATGGAATTACTTTAGATATATCAAAGTATCAGAATAATTTTTCTTTAGGGTCTACTTTAAAACCAACAACAACATTGTTTATTCAATATCGTGTTGGTGGAGGACTACAAAGTAATTTAGGTGTTGGTATTATTAATCAAATTGGAACAATTAATTTTTCAGTTAATGGTCCTAACGCCCAACAGAATCTAAATACTATTAATTCTCTTCAGGTAAATAATGTTACTGCTGCAGTTGGAGGGGCAAACGCACCTACTATAGAAGAAATTAGAAATTTAGTTGGATTTAACTTTGCATCACAAAACAGAGCGGTTACCATTAATGACTATGAAGCAATTTTAAGAAAAATGCCATCAATGTTTGGAGCACCGGCAAAAGTTGCAATAACTGAAGAAGACAACAAAATCAAAATTAATATTTTATCTTACGATACCGAAGGTAATTTATCAAGTAATGTGTCAAATACGTTACAAAGTAATATTGCTAATTACCTGTCAAATTACAGAATGATAAATGATTATATTTTTGTAAATTCAGCCAATGTAATTGATTTAGCATTTGATGTTTCAGTAG